CTGGCTGGTCGGCCCGTTAATAAAGCTGATGCAGCCATCCATCCACCCAGAAGCGTTTTTCATGTTCGACGCCTCTTTGTTTCTCATGTCAGGCGGCACCTGCGCGTAGATCACAAAACTCATGCCGCCATCGAGACGGTTACCGTGATCGTGGATAGGATTATAATCCCCCCTGAAACTATGAACTGACCACGCCTCATAACAATCTGCGTGAACGTAATCGACGGCACCTTGTTGTATTACATCCCCCGCCCCGATCATCATGAACCTCTTGGCGTATTCCTTGGCCAAGCTTTCCGCTACGCCGTACACGCCGTGGAACGCCTCGCATCTGTCTTTCTCAAGAAGAAGCTGTGCCCCGCTCTTGATTTGCCCAACAAGGTTTCCAGAATAATCCTTTTCCTCGACGTTCTCTTCTGCCAGTAACTTGTCAATCTCTTCGTTAAGAAGGGCGACGAAATCAGGTGGCAAATTTGTCTCAAGCACAAAGAAATCTACAACAGAGTGCGCTCTAATCTCTGCCTTGAATGTAGACTGGGGATTGAACGGCTCCCGTGTATTGGAAGGGTTCTTTATACTGTCCTGTTGTTTTAAAGTATTCGACATCTCTTACTCCTTGTTGCCCAATCCACTTGAATCGAACCTTCCAGCAGTGGATTTCTGATAAATTTGTGTCTGGTTTTCTGTGAACCGTCACGCCAAGATCAGCCTTAGCAAACCATGCCGCTGACCCTGAAATGTCGTAGCCCTTTGGCGCAGGAAACTCCCCACCATCTCGCATCATCTTGGCTGGGTGCGCGACGAACCAGACGTGAACGTCATGTGCCCGTGCAAAAAGACGACACCGTGTCAGCATCTGACTGATCGCTTCCGTCTCGCTCACCTTTGACTTGTCAATATCGACATAGTTGTAAGGATCGATGATCAAACCCCTAACCCCGTAGCGCAGGATCGCGGCTTGCGCCCTCTCCAATATCGACTCGATGGTCGCTGGCTCTCCATCGTTCTGCTCAACAAAAAAGAAATGGCGACCGCACCAGTCCTTCGCCTCAGCTAACTCATCACGAGTCATCCTCATGCTTGGGCCATCATGGAAGGGAACCCCCGCATGTTTCTCCATTAACTTGATGATGTGTGTTGGGGGATCGTTTTCGAAAGAACACACGGCGAATGGCCAGTCATATGCCTCAGCCATGTTGACCATGATCTGATCGATGAACTCAGACTTACCTGATGATGGGTGCCCTGTGACAATCGAAAGCTGACCGGGGCTGATTGTGAATAACTCATCTATACAGTCCAGACCTGTAGACAAGCCACGCTGATGGCCGCGCTCATATATCTGGTCAACCTGATCAGCGTAATGATCGACATCGAAGAGACCAGTGATAGGCCACGGCTTCGAGTCACCGATGACTTCAGCCAACTTCTCACTTCCGTGCTTGACCAGTACATCGTTCGGGTCTTTGCATCCTTCAGGCCACTCAACCTGCCAGCACTTGATCTTGCCAATCCGTCTAGCAAGTTCTTCTGCGAGGGCTTGGCCGGGGCCGTCGATGTCAACGGCCAGAACAACCTTACCAACCTGTGTCAGCAAGTCCTTTGCCGCCCAGACAAAGCCGTACTTACGATCATTGTCGGGGTCAACCTCGCCCTCCGACGCCTTCATCGGGGCACCATTCGGAACGCTTATAGCATTCAGAACACCAGCACTCGCTAGGCTTAACTGGTCAATCTCACCTTCGCATATCACTAACGTGTCGGCGTCTGCTGCTACCCGCTCAATACCAAAGAAACTCTGGGCACCACCAGCGCCCTCTTGCGTATGCGCCTTCTCTCCACCAGAAGTACGGTATTTGACTGCGTATACCTCACCGCCGTTGTAAAACGGAAAGCCGACGCAGTCTGCTTCAGCCTGTAGTTTCTGAAAGTATTTTCGTGAAGCGGCAACGCCGTAATCCATTACGACCTGAGGGCTGATCTTCCTCTCTTTAACAAGCCAGTCGATGGCTGAAGGCGGGGGGCTGTCCACCCGCTGGACTTTAGGATAAGAGCGGCGAGGCTTTACGGCCTTTCGGTCGTAATGGATTACGCCTTTCTCATCGCAGTGATGGCACTTGTAGACAAGACGGTCATTAAAAAAGGTGACGGCCATCGACCTTTCGCCGTCCTTCTTTCTTGTATCTGAGCAAGCCGGACATCTGATCCTTGCGGTGGTCGAGTAGCCTGACCTTGCGCTGTTTGCTCTGACTTCAATTTGGTCTTGAATGTAATTGTCTTGGTCACTCATTTGCATTATAATTCCCTCGTCTTGTTCTGATTCCCAATTTGAACATGGCCTCCCTGATACTTGCCGCCCCTACGGGGGCGGCATTTTTATGACTTCAATCTCGGCACGAGGGTCTGCCTTGTCGAGACCCCAGTAAATGTGTTTCTCTTTAACACACCTGTCGTTCTCGTAAATTCGACCCTGCATACAATCAAGTATCAGAGACTCATCAAGATCAGGGCGACGGCTGGCGTAAAAGATCGTCATGTGAACAGCTACGTCCTGCTTGTCTTTTTTGTTGTATGGAATAATCGGATCAAGCACAGGGCATTGAGCAGCAAAAATCTTTTCGTACTCTATGGCCTGTGAAGATTTGATGAAGGCCGGGCGCTTGCCAAAATAGACCAGCCTTCTGCTGTTGGCCTTGCTGTGGGGCTGTCCCTTAATTTCAAACTTGATTTCAGTCATTGACTATCTATATACAGGCTTATATAACTGATGGCAACAGCAACCCACAGCGTGATATCTGATGGCCACAACAAACAAATACGGATTACCACACCAGTTCGAGAACCTTTTGGCTCGTGACAAGTACGATTCCGGGAACAGCCGCATAACTATAACACGCCTTCTTTCTTCGCCAAGAATTTCGTTGCTTCAAAAGCAGCACGAAGACGACATCGTAACGGACATCTCCGACGATGTATGGAAGCTGCTTGGAAAGTGTATCCACACTGTGCTTGAAGAGGGTGCCGACGAGAGTGACATCATTGAGAAGCGGATGTTTGCGGAGATCAACGGTTGGAAAATTTCAGGGCAATGTGACGCCATCAGAACGGAAGGCGATCAGAAGTTCCTGATGGACTGGAAGTTTACCAGCGCCTACGCAATCGGAAAGAACCAACCAAGCTGGGAGCAGCAATTAAATTGTTACGCTTACCTTGCACAGCACGATCTGGAAATGAACATTGACAGGCTACAGGTCATTGCCATTTTGCGCGACTGGCAAAAGAGCAAAGCGGTCAACAGCAATAGCTACCCACAAGCACAAGTGCATGTGGTCGAGATATCGATGTGGTCTGTCGAAGAGCAACATGCATTCATCATGAGTCGGGTTGCCGCTCATCAAGACGCATGGTTTGAACATGACATTGACGGGTCTTTGCCAGAGTGCAGTGACGAGGATCGATGGAAAAGAGATTCGGTTTGGGCTGTGCAAAAGATTGGCGGCGTCAGGTCGGTCAAGAATTTTAACTCGCCGGAAGAAGCGGGATCGTTTCACCAAAAGATGAAAGCAAAAGAGGAGTATCAGGTAGTCGAAAGAAAAGGAGAACCGGTGCGATGCGTCGGGAATTACTGTCAGGTCGCGCAATTTTGCGACCAATATCAACAGGAGGTCAGGAATGACAATGAATAGAAAAGATAGAAATCAATTCATCATTGACGAGTTTGAAGAAGGCGCAAGCATCAATGATATTGTGGCGAACCCCCGCGTCAGTGTTCAGTACGGCGCTGTGCGACGAATCATTATTAACAGCATGGGCTATCAGAAATATAAACAAATTCTCAGGGGAGAGCGGAAGGTAAAGCCTGTCGCTGATAAGCAGGAAGAACAGAGAAAGTTGAAGCGTAAGAAGACTTTCTTGGAATGGCTGTTGGGGGAATAAAGAATGGCTAAATTTCACGAAGACCTAGTGGCGGCGTTGTCTGAAATTAACAACCCGCCTTTAGATGGTAGGGCTAACTACGGCAAGTATGCCACATTGCCAGCATGTCTGGAGACTGCTCGTTCAACACTGGCACAACATAACCTTTGTGTGGTGCAGATCACGTTGGTTGACCCAGACAGGTTGGTTACCCGCATCGTTCATTCGTCAGGAGAATTTCTAGAAGACGGTGGCGTCCCCCTATTGTGTGAGAATAACAACAACCCACAGAAGATGGGATCGGCAATCACTTACGCCCGGCGCTATGGATTGTGCAGCTTGCTTGGGATTTGTGGCGAAGAGGATGATGACGGGCAGCGCGCTACGCCGCAAAGAGAGTTACCTCAAAAGAAAGCAGCCAAGCCAGCCCCAGCCCCGTTGACGGATGAAGATTTTCACTCGGAAAAGGACGACATAGATTTGCTTGACCCAGAAGGGATCAAGGAAATCTATTGCCGTTTTTTCGATAATATCGGAGCAGCGGCTGAAGACACTGTCAAAGACATGGGTATCGATGACGCCCGTGAAGCCAAGCGTGATCTTGTAAAATTTTGGAAGGACAACGCAGGACAGCGAGAGGAACTACTACAGCGAAAAGACAAGGCTTCCGTAGAAGCTTTGTCGTTTATTACGGGCCAAGTCAGGCTGACGCAAAGCTGGCTTAAATCCCGCATCGCAAACCTAGAGGAGAATAACTGATGGCACCGTGGAAACTTGAGAACAAACCCAAGGAAAATAGTTGCAACCTTCGCCCAGCAAAAAACAAAACGAAGGACTCGCAAGCTGACTTCCGGGGGAACCTGCACATCTCTAAAGACCTCGCGAAATTTCTCATTGAGTGTGCGAAAGAAGGTAAGGAACCGCTGCTGTCTGTGCAAGGATGGGACAACGGCGTGGTTAACCGTGCGAAGGAAGGGCAGTACGGCCCCAACATTCGGCTGTCCGTTCAACAGTATGACGAGTCATGGATGGATAAAGGACCGCAGCGTCCGCAGCCAGCAGTCGATAATGACATCGATCTTGATGATGACATTCCATTTTAAGAGGCGGTGTTATATGAGTGAGAAAACAACATTTAATTTTGTGGTCGAAGCTGACCAACTTGAGCGATTGCGGCGAAGATCAAAGCAAGAGGAAAGGAGCATCGGGTCTTTGATCAGAGAAGGTCTCGAATACATCTTAACCAATCGTAGTTACGAGCAAGGCATTCGTGACTGCTGTCAGTGGTTGCGTAAGTCTACCATCGTTGGCGGTAAAGACTTGCCTGACGGTAGGACATTCAATGAGTTCCTTTGTGATGAAATGTCCTCTGCTTTGAAGACTACTGACGCATCTGGGAAAGAGGATTCTCAAGAGCCTTCTTAATTCTATCCGCTACCGATATTTCTAAATCTTTTATGGACGCCTTTGTATCTTTTTCGAGGGCGTCCATATTTCTTCTGACTGCCTCTCGTCTAGCATCAAAACGATCTTGTTCTTTTTCAAGAACCTTACGAGTGTCGTCCTGAATTGCTTTGATGCGGCGGTCCATATTCTCCGCAATTCTTTCAATGCGAATGATCTCACCCTTGAGATCGCGCTTGATTGCCCTTGCCTCGTCTCTTGCCGCGTCAGCAGAGTCTTGGATACTCTGCTCTAGCTTTTCAAAAACAACCATCTCTTTACGAAGGGCAGACATATCTGAGGTTAGGATCGCAAGTCGCTTATCAAATCCTGACAAGTCAGGAGCAGCATAGTTTTCTATTTTCTCTCGCATGTCCATGTAGTCTTTATAAAATTCGAAACCTCCCCACATTGCGCCACCCGAACTAGACAAAGCAGTAAGAATGACAGCTATCTTCCCGCCTCTAAATCTAACTCCACCTACTTCGACCTCTGCCATCTCACTCACTCTCCATTAACAACCAATTATTTCTATGAGCTTCTTTGATCTCTTCCTTGCTTTGGCCGTGGTACGCAACAGCATTGTGCGTCTTGATAAGCAAGCTATTTACAGTGGTGTTATCCACCACAAACGCGCCCAAGATGCGACCAAACTTTCCTCGTGACTTGTCAACCCTAGTTCTCAAAATCTGAGAGCTTTCAAGCGGAAGGTGATACTCCACAAAAGCTTTGGCGCGAAGGCCGTACTTCTTCTCTTCCTTGTCGCGGGTTCTGCTTTCGGGAGTATCTACTCCATACAAACGAACTCGCTGCTTGGACAGCCAAACACCAAACCCCAAGTCGATGTCTACATCTACTGTGTCTCCGTCAACTACCCTGACCACCTTGCATTTATATTCGTACATATCTGCTACCTGTATTGCGTGTCTATCAAAGCACTGTGACCTGCATCGCTGCCGCCGAACAGCATGTACTCGGCAAAATTATTCTTAGGCAAAGACCCGTCTGGGATAGTTGTCGGTTGGAAGAACCCCTGTATATCTTTGAGTGCTGACTGCTGTTTGAATATACCGCTGCTGGCTGAGATCACATTCATAACCGCCAGAGTTCTGATCTGATTTGTTGCATCGTAGCGCGACTTGTCGTTCATCTTACCCATAATTTTTTTACCGGCCTTCTCCTTCGCCTTTTGCGCCACGGCTTTTTTCGGCTCCGCTTTCTCTTCCTTAGCTTCCCTAGTATCTGCGGGTCGCTCTTCCGTCGCCTCAGGCTGCTCCTCAGGCTGCTCCTCCGTCGCCTCAGGCTGCTCCTCAGGCTCTGACTCGTCAGGCTGTGCCTGTTCAGGTTCCGATTGCGGCTCCGCCTCTGGTTGCGGCTCTGGCTGCGGCCCAACTTCTGCTTCTATTTCTGCAACTACCGACTCTGAAACCGAAACTTCTTCGGGGGCCGCTGGTGCCGCAACAACAGGTGGGGCCAATTCGATTGTTGGTATTTCTTGCACTTCAGCTATCTGAATAGGAGCAAGCGGCGCTATCTCAGGCTCAGGAGCAGGGGCGGAAAGCACGGGGGCAGGGGCACCAGTAACTATTGGGGCGCTGATCTCTTCAGTAATCAGGTCAATGACTTCCGCCTCTACCAGCGTAATAAGATCAAACGTGGTTGTAAGAAAGGGCGCGGCAAACCGTGGCCCAAAAAATCCAGTTGAGAAGCCAGCGTCAATGCCGAACAACTCAAAACCCCCAGTAAGTTCTGTAAAACTGTTTGACGGTATGATCTGGGAGAAATCAAAAGAACGAACGCCCGTGAAATCCAATTCAACTTCATGCTCAAACTTGTGAACGACAGAGTTCTGCTCTGACAGAGTAAGCGTTAAATTAAAGATGTCTTTGCAGTCCGATCCCTGCATTACGTTCCCGCCTACGCATGACGAAAGAGTAGAGTTACTGGAATGAGATTCAACATCTACGCCGTAGTCCATTGTGAACCCACGATTGATGTCATCAATGGTCATGTTGTCTTCAAAATTAAACGTAGTGGAGTAAGTTCCTCCCGGCCCTTGAGTACCCGCTGTGCAAAACTTTCCAGCTTCGCAACCTCGTTGAGCGCCAGTGCCAGCCCCCGTTTTAGTCCCACCTGACGTAGTAAACTCACTCATGCCGGGGAGTTGATTGGCAGTTGTTTCTGACCCGACTACAACTTCCGTACTTTGAGATATCGCAGCACCGGAAAAAAGCATGACGCACACAGCAGCACAGACTGACGAGTAAATATAATTACTCAGCGTTTTGATTGAGGTCTTCATCGTGCCACTCGTCTTCTAATCCACCAAGTCTTCCGCCCTCTTCTTTCCCCTGCGCCTTCTTTACTAAATCGATATAGAACATAGACTGGTTGGGAGCTTCGAGATAATTCTTTTCCCAAGCCACTACTGCATCCTTACCAATTTTCCCGCGATAGGGGCACGGCGTTGCGGACATCATCATGGCGTCAAACACCCGCGAGTCCTGACATAGAAGACTAACTCCAGCGACTTTCATGCCCATGCCGTAGAGACTACGGGCCAGCTTAATTCTTTCGCAGTTTTTATCGATAACAGTGTGGCCCGTGGACAATCCAAAGAACCCTGTCTGTGCCCCGACGCTCATACCGGAGCGGCATACATCGTTATTGTTTACCACGATGCTTGGAGCAGATGCTGTAGGCGGCGTCTTGTCAGTTACCACTGTAGAACTGACTGTGTTTGTGTCAGCAGAATTTGCCTCGCTAAGAGGCGCAAGCCCAGCAAAGAGAATGACGAGTATGAAAACAAATGCGTTCTGTTTCATTTCTTCGACTTGTCATTAGTGCCTTTCTCAGGCTTTGGCTTAGGCTCTACCGCCTGTTCGTAGTAAATAATAATCTGTTTTTGCTGACCGATGTATCTCTGTAACTCAGCCATATTAAGAGAAAGAGTTTCGTAGTCCCTCACACTAAATGCGTAGAACAAAAACTCCCCATTCCGCTTGGTGTATTTTTTTTTGAACTGATCAAAGTTCCGATCTGTTACGACATACCACGTTATGTCACTCAGTTTCAGTGGGCGTGGCCGCTGCTGTGTGGGAATAACCCGCTCAACTTGAACGGTCTTTACCTCTATCTGCTTAATCGGGTTCCAGCTACCGCAACTACTTAACAGCAGCAGAGTCGGGGGGTAAAGCAGTAAGGCTTTCCAACCTCTCAAAAAGCTTTTTTGTTCCATTGTTAATCTTACTCTCCACCAAGTTAGGCTTCTTCTGGCTCAACCTAGTCAAATCGTGTTTCCGTAATTTATCTATCAAGTTATTCCTGTACTCTTCAGCCTTCTGTAACTCAGTCGCTAGCTTTTTATTCAGGACACGGAAATCTTCCGCATCCTCAACAAGCGTTTGGATTGTATCGTCTTGCTGTTGTTTGGCCACTTCAAGTTTAGCATTGTTCTTTGTCAGCGTTTTAATTCTTTGCTGAGTGTCCTTATAATAATAATACCCACCATAGCCCACGCCACCCACAAGACCCAGCACCACAATAAGAGCGTAAACCTTTAGCATCGATCTAAGCTCCTATTTTTTAGCACTCATGTATGCTGTCATCCCCATGAACGAACCGACGACACCAGCCATTCCGATGTAGAAAAGGCCAAAGAGATCAGCCAAAGCTTTAATCCGAGAATCAGGAAAAATAGGAAGGAAAAGAAAAGCAGTAAAAACGAGCATGGATATAATAGAAATCCAAGCCATCTTTCTTTGAGCGTCTGCCTTTTCTTCTGCAACTTCGGTTTCGTGTATGGCCTTGACTGTTGCAAGTTCAGCATCGCTAACCACACCATCCCCATCAACGTCGTACTCCTCGTAAATGCTGTCCTTTTGCAGGGTTTTCTTTCTCTTAGTAGCCATTGTCCTCTCCCGTCTTCATCATGTCACTCAAAACATTTGCGCGGTCACCCACTTGCCTTGCCCACTTCGAGTCAAGCATCTCAACACTAGCCTCTTCGTAGCGCCCGTTCTCAATATGAGCGAGTGTGTTGACAAACTTAGACAAGGAGCCAAGCCCCATGTTGAAAGCCATGTCCACCACAACCCTCTGACGCACGTCATCCATACCAGACCACCACGGGAAGGCGCTCTCTACTTCTTCCTGAAAGTCCCTGATGTCATTGGCAAGCATCAACTCGATCTCATCATCTGATAGACCTCTATCCTTGAGATTGCGCCCCACGCCAATGGTCTCAATGCCTTCTGTGTCAAGGTACACTTTAGATCGCACCCCTTCGTGAACCTTCAACTGTGTTATTAACCTGTCAATATCCATAATGCCTAGCCTCGTTTAAGTTACTGGTAACTTGTAGCCATAGAATTTCCGTGACCAGCGCCTGTGCCTTAGCAACGGTCTCCATATGTATGGAAAGGCCCAGCTTATTTTCATAACCGTCGAGTTAATCAGGTTATACGGAAACCTCATAGGTCTCATATAATCTATAAACAGTATCACCCGTAACTCGTCAGTTTCATTGACGGCGTAGTGATTGTATGTGTCATCAAACAGAACGACCTCGCCATTCTGCCAGTGATACTTGTCACCCTCTACGTTGATGTGGCACTTCTTTGGATCGGGTATAATCAAACCCATATGCATACGCAGTACCCCAGCCCACGGCCCTTCGTGTGGGTTAAGCACCTTTTCTGGGCCTAAGACAGAAAGGTACGCAGAAACAACCCGCCTGTCTTTGTTGAGTATGCCCATGAGGGCGGGGAAATTAGAAGCGTTCTTCTTAAAAGTTATGCCAGCCCCCTTAAGAAAGAACATGCGCCACTTGTCGTCGTTGCTTATGTAAGTCTGATCCGGGGATATATCTTGGAATGGCGCGAAGTCATCGTATCGCTCCATAATTTTTTTGGTCTCGTCCAGTATAGGGGAGTAGTTTTTTTCTAACTCACTAGACAATGGGGTTGAAGAGGGATCAAAGAACCTCCTGTCTCCCCACAGACAGGCTTTGCGAAAGGGCTTCTTTACAATCTGTGCAAGCCTGTAAGCACTCATTGCACTGCTATCTTTCTGAGTATCGGCACCGCTGCTGTGATAGCTAATTCCTGCTGCCTAATGATGTTAAGCAACTCCCTCTTTGCTTCCGGGTCAATCGATGACCTGAGGATTTCGTTCTTCTGTTCTCGCACCTCCTTAAGCTGCTGACGAATTCTCTTTACCTCATTCTCCAAGGCAAGAACCGTTCCCCTCTTAGTCACAATCTCTGTAATCTTTTCGGCATCGCCTTCACGCTCAGCCGCCTTAAAAGTATTAACGGCTGTTTTAACAAGCTGGTCTAGCTCATAGAACTGAATGACAGTGCCGCGACTGTTAGGGTCTTGGAAGAAGCTCCTCACCATAGGAAGGCTGTACCAATTCTTATCGGGAGGTAGCGACTTATCGGGAGATTGGAACGCATCTATCATATGACTTGCGGCTGACAAAGCGTAGCTTCCCAATGTCCCGGTATACCCTTTGATAAGGTGATCAATTTTGAGCGGAGACATATTTAATTGTTTGCCGAGATTAAGCGCAAGACTGCTGGTCCCTTGGAACTTCTTATAGTCAGAGTCCAAGCTCTTCATATAAGCAGGAACAATCTCTCTCCCCGAAAAGACTGAGTAATTAGTAATTACCTCCACAGCAGGAGTAATAATCTGAGGGGGATTAACTGCTAGTGTTGAGGTGACGCCTCTCCTCAAAGAATCTAGAACATCTTGCCCTGTGTCAGAGTCAAACGACCATTGCATAATCCGCTCAGGTATTGTCTTAAATAAGAAACCAACCTCAAACGGAACTGGTATTTTTACACAAGCCCCGCCAAAAGGTGTGGGCACAAACCAGTTTAAATCTCTGGCTTCAGCAGTCGCGTTCTTGTAACAATCTTCATCTCTCATAAGAACGCTATACAAAGCCGTTGCGCTTACAATAAGAGAAGCCTTTGCAATAGCTGCCTTTCGAGAAGCGTTTGGGTTCGCCGTTTCTTTGCTAAAACCGGCTCTGTACAGGACATCCAGCCCCTGCAATCGTGCATTCAGAAAAGGAATGACAGCAGTAGAAATGCGAACTAATGGCCACGACCCGCGTCTGCTAAAGTTAAGAACTTCAAGCGCCTCAAAAACAGCTTGGGCTTCATTGCCAGTTTTTTCCAAAACCCTTTTATAAACCGCAATTCTTGTTGCTGATTCTGAGGCACTGGTTGCAACGGTAGTTGCATCCCATAATTTTTTAAAAGGACTAGCCGCTGTTTCTAAAACACCAGATGGTTTTTGAGTTTTTGTTTTACTCTTGATGTATTTAGCCATGTCCTTAGGGGTTCCGGCAAAATCAAACCCTCCAAAAACCCCAGCCAGCCTTAAAGCCTCGGAAGACTCGCTGCCTCGTATAACGTCCATAACGCCTTTTGCGCTATCAATAACTGGTATGTAATTTTGCCCCGATGTAACCCACGCGCTTAACGTATCACGCATCATATTCCGCAACATAAATCCGGGGTCTCTTGTAACAAGTTCCCTCAACACCTTTGCTGGAGTTGCTGCGAAACCGACAAACACATTATCCATAATACTGTCGGTGTTCTGCCCCAGAATTGTCATGCTCGTGTAGAGAAATTCATCAACAATTTCAAAGTAACGATCAACACCGTCTACTCGTATCTGAACAGTTTGTCTTGGCTTGTTTCCTGACTCATCAGGAGCAACCTCAGAAGCTACCCCCAAGGTCAGGGAGTCCCTGATAACCCTTTGAGCGGCTATATTTTTCATGCCGCCCTGTATTGCTGTAGCTGTGTTCCTTGCGACGTTATCTAGAAAATCATCTACCCTGCGAGGGGCGGCATAAAGATCGACCGAAACATCTGGATTAGATTGTCTTAGGGCACGAACAGACGCGACGGCTTTGTTGTAACTGTCGTACTGTTCCGGCTGAACCTGCCCGTCTATATCTATTTGGAACACCCGGCCAGCGCCAACAAGACGCTTATCAACTCGCTTACCGTCTAGGGGGATACGAGACCGTTCGCTTCCCTCCGCTCCTTTTAGGGGGGCCAAGCCCTGACCATAGGTTCCAAGCGTAGGATCGCCGGGATAGAAGTATGTCAGGTCTTGAGTTCCGTCAGCGCCCTCTAAGGACTGCCTGTAATAGGGGGTATAATCAGCAGTATCAATCCACGTCTGGCCCATCTTGGCTGTGATCAACCCAGTGTCAACCATGTACTTAACTAGGTAGCTGTTCCAGACCTGATATTCATCAAAGACTTCTGCGAAGTAATCATACTTGTCACCAAGCGACAGACCATTAAGGACATCCTGATCAGTCATGCCAGAATTGATTTTCTGTTTGTTAAGTCTTTGCGCCCTTCTTGCCTGAGCATAGGTGCCAAACTGAGAAACAACGCGGTTCTCTAAAACAGGGCTTAATATAAAAGCAAGGCCGCGAATTGATTGCCCTTCGATATCGCTCGTTACATAGGTAAACCCTAGCTCCTTATCGTAGACGGGAACCCCGTCATAGAAAGCAGCCTTTGTTACCCCCGCATGTTGTTCAGCCATGAGGACAGCAGAGAATGCGTTGGCATCCGCTAAAACTTCCCCCGCAACCTTTGCTGCTTTTCTGGAAAGAACAGATATAGCTTCATATTTGCTAAGCATACCTTTTCTAAATTTACTTTTAATCAAGTCCCAGTTATTGCTAAACAATACACTGTCTGTGTAATCACCAAAGACTGCACTAAGCCAAGCCTGACCAGCGGTCTCCTCTGTATTAACAGCTTGCGTTCTGTTGATTGTTTCCTGAACTTCAGGGTTTTCGTCCTTGACCGTGCCGCCCCTAGAAAACTTTTCCTTTGCAGCCTTGTTAAGCTTCAAGACAGGGCGATCAGTAGGTTTCTTTGTCGTAAATGTTAAGACAGTTTCCTGTGCGGTTGGCGAAGTAGCTGCAAAATTAGGGCCAAGGACACCGCCCTTCCTCAGCCGCTCTACTTCTTCTCTGTTATATTTTTCACGGAGAACCTCGCTGTCAGGATAAGATGTGGTAATTCCTAAAAATTCCTGCCCTGACTTATCGTCTACCTGTCTATC